TGTTGTTGCAAAATCTAAGTCAAATGATATTTTAGACAGAACATCATCATATTTATCAGATACTGTTTTTGAAGCATATTCGATTGCATCTCTACCAATTACATCAGCAGGAAGACTTAATTTGTCTTGTTTTGTTGGGTCACTTGCTTTAGCCAATGCTTTGTTAATTGTACTTTTGTTAAAATCAAACAATACACGCTGTTTTGCATTTTGAATGCTTTGACCAACTAAAGGAATATTCTCAGCAAATTCCTCAAGTGTCTTAAATTGACCACCAAGGGTTTGACCTGTTGTTGGTGTGATTCCCAGATCACGCATGGTCTTTTCTGCTTTAGAGACTAATGGGTTAAGAACACGACCCGCACCTGAAACAACCTTTTCACCAATAGGGCCAGTGACTCCACCCAAAACAACTTGCTCAGTCTTTTGCTCACCAAATGTGCCTTCTCCAACCACAGGTTGCATAGCACCGCCAACAGCACCACCAGCCACTGCTTGACCAACATTAGATAGACCTCTAGCCCTAGCTAATTGAGCTACACGAGCCGCAGGGACAAGACTAGCAGGATTAAGAATATTACCGCCCAAACGAGCTACATCGAATCCAGATTCTCCTGCTTTTGCACGTTGTGCTTGATAGCCTTGCTCTTCAGCTTTAGCCATCTCATCTACACGTTTTGCTTCTTTGTAAAGCAACTCACTCAAGGAGTTAGGTTTTGTGCCACCTAAACTAGCTACAGCACCTAGAGCACGAGGAATCATCTGTGCGCCAGCAGTGATAGGGTCTTTTAAACCCATCAAGAACCCAGATGAAGGAGCTTTTGCTTGAGGAGCATTTCCAGCAATAGCTTGTTCTATTTCAGCATCAGACATTCCATCTGGAAACTCAATTACATCTTTTCCTACTTGAACATAGATAGCCATATCAATCCCCTTTTATGTTCTCAATTTTGCCAGTTTGCGGGTTCAAACGTTTTGTTGGCGTTTGTGTTGGTGTAACAACAGGGCTAATTGGCAATTTAGTACCACCTTCAGCCGCTTGTGTTTGTAAAGCCAAACGTTTGATGTTGTTTTGCACTTTCTTTTCTGCACTCTTTAGAATACGTTTCATTGACTCAGGTTCAAGTCTTTGATTGCCAGCAACAACGTTTTGCAAGTATTTAAGTTCTTCATTAGAGTCATTGCCACCAAACTGCACCAAACGAGGAATAACAATCTCACCAATGTTAGCCATAAATACTTCAGTATTTTGTACTTTTTGTGGGCTACCAATACCAGTATATTTAGCTATGAATTGTCTTTCAGGGCCAATAGCACCACCATATATTCCCTGATCTAACAAGGCAATAGCATCTGTATAGGCGGTTTGCAAAGAAAATTGATTTTCAATATTTGCTACATTTGTGCCGATAATTGCACCAGCCTTTTTAGCCGCTTCACCAGTATCAACATTGATACCGCCAATAGTGACGTTACCAGTGCCTTTACCAGCCCCCTCAACCTTTTTAGTTGCGTATTCAAGCATACGTTTTTGGAAAGGTTCAGTGCCTGGTGTCAAACCTGCATCAATCAATGTTTTAGCAAACTCAGAGTATTTCTGAGTATCTGGGCCTTTATAGATTTCTGCACCAGTAGTTGTATCTACCAAAGCATTGCCAACAACAACAGTCCTCTTGGATTTATCATCTAACTTATCTAATTCAGCTAATTGTGTTGTTAGTATGCGACTTGCACGAGTATTTTCTGGCGTAGGCTCTTGCATCCGAAGTTGGTCAAGCTGATCTGTAATCCGAGCTTTCTCATTAGCAATCACAATTTCTTTAGGGACTGCTTGTTGACGCTCACGAGTAGCTTGAGCCAAAGACGCCTGACCTGCAGCTTGCCGCTGTTGCATTAAGGCCATCTCACTTTGTGCTTGACGAGCATATTGAGCTAAAACCATAGCACCTTGTTGGTCGCCCGCTTGTGCCAACATCTGAGCACCTTGCAAGATTGATTCAGGATTACTCTGATCTATCTGTTGAGCAACAGCGTTTCTAGCACTAATCATCTTTAGTTGTGGGTCTTCTACTCCAAAAGCACCACCAATAGCGTTACCAAGCCCTCTAGCACCCGCATAGGTCATTGCCGCACCCCTAGCCGCAGGGTCTAGTTGAGCCAGCCTGATGCCTTCTGCCAAAGCACTTGTTCTTTGTTGCTCACCATACATTTGTGGGGTTAGACCAAACAAACTCGCTACGATATTTTCTGCCATGATAAATCCTTAGGAAAATAAGCCGCCAAATTGGGAAGCACTAGCTAAACCACTTAACAATGTTGAATAAGGGTTAGTGGTTGCAGCAGGGCCAGTAGCCAATCGAGTACTAAACTCAGCACCAGCCTGACCTAAACGACCTACATTAGCACCCGCTTGAGCAGATTGTTGAGCAAGAGCAGCACTCATGTTAAATGGTTGTTGTGCCGAAGCCTCAAGTGCTTGAATCTGTGCCATAGCATTTGTATATGGAGAATAAGCAGCTTGCTGACCACCATAGTATTGACCCATAAGCCCAGCACCTTGGGTTAATAAACCAGAGCCAAAACCAAGTCTTTGTTGCTCTAAAGCCTGCTGTCTAGCCAAAGTGTCCATGCCAAACTGCTGACCTTGTATGCCAAGTTGTTGACCTGTGCCAATCAGGTTAGAGCCAAACTGTTGGCCTTGAATTCCTAATTGCTGACCCGTCCCAATTAAATTAGACCCAAATTGTTGGCCTTCAATTGCACGTTGTTGAGCAGTGCCTAATAAGTTAGAACCAAACTGTTGACCCTGAATTCCAAGCTGTTGTCCAGTGCCAACTAAGCCAGCACCAAACTGAACTTGTTGTTGACCAGCTTGTTGAGCAGCAGCAGCCAATTGAGCTTCTTGTTGCGCACGAGCGTTAAACAAAGCCTGTAGTTCAGGAGTAGTAGCACCCATAGTGCCACCTTGAGCAACTGACAAACCGCCACGACCTTGTTGTTGGAGTCTGTTTTGCAAGTTAGCTAACTCTAACTCTCTGCCTGGTTGTAACAAAGCCATCTGTTGATTGAGATAGTTCTGAGCAACCGCTTCAGGAGATTGAGCAAGGTATTGGCCTCCAAGTGCAGTTAATCGTTGGCTCTCTGGTGACTGTGTCAAGTAGCCTCTACCAAGCGCACTTAGAAGTTGATTGTCTGGTGACTCGGTTAAATACTTACTTCCAAGTGCAGTTAGAGCTTTGCTTTCTGCAGATTGAGTTAAATAGTCACCGCCAAGGGCAGTTAAGCGTTGGCTCTCAGGAGATTGACCTAAATACTGAGATGCAATTTGTGCCAATCTAGGATCAGTTTTAGCATCTAAATAGCCTTGACCTAAAGTAGCAAGACTTTGTGCGCCTGTTAGTAAAGGAGCATATTGAGCTTGTGCAGATTCTGCTTGACGTAAACCTTGCTCTGCTAAAGCAGCCAATCGATCTTGAGCATTTTTAGCTTCAGGGCTTAATGTGTACCCCGCACTAATCAATTGACCAGTTCTAGGATCAACTTGGAATTGTGAAGTGCCAAATCGTGTAGTCATTCCTACAGGTCTAAACTGAGCCGCTTGTTTGGCAGCAGCAGTCTCTGCATCAATCATTTCTTGCGCCCTGAGAGCCGCTTCACGAGATGTCTGTTGTTGTAGTAAACCAGCACCAGTTAAAGCAGCTATTTGTGCTGGAGTTAAGCCAGTTTGTACACCACTAGTTAAACCAGTTCCTGCACCAGTAGTATTCACACCTGTTGTCAATGCGCCAGTACCCAAGCCTGTTAAGCCTGTGGTCACACCTGTAGTCAATGCTCCAGCACCCACATTTGCGGCATTCGTTAGACCAGTAAGACCACCAACTGTTGCGGCTGTGTTTGCGCCAGTTCCTAGTAAAGTTGTGCCCAAATCAGAACCAGTAAGAACTCCTGTGCCAGTTAATGCACCTGTACCAGTAGTTCCAAGCAATCCTGTGCCAAGTCCAGAACCTGTCAAAATGCCTGTGCCTGTCAAACCTGCCGCACCTGTTCCTGTACCAAGTAGTGTTGTACCAAGTCCAGAATCTAATAAAACACCAGTTCCCGTTAAGCCTGTTCCTGCAGTAAGCCCCGTCAGTCCTGTACTAGTACCTGTAAGACCCAAACCAGTAGCGCCAGCAGTAAGTCCTGTTCCTGTACCCATACCAGTTACAGCTGTAAGACCAGTTCCTGTACCCGCAGTTGTAAGAGTTGTGCCTGTACCCGCAGCAGCAGTACCTGTACCTGCTGTAGTAAGACCAGTTCCTGCGGCTGTACCTGTACCTAACGCTGTACCAGTTCCAGCGGTAACACCTGTTCCTGTTGTTAGACCTGTTCCAGTAGTTCCAAGAGTACTAGCTGCAGCAGCATCAGCAACCACTTTAGCAGCGGCGGCATCAGCCGCTAACTTATCAGCCACTGATTGAGCCGTAATTCCAGCAGCTTCACCTGTTAAAAGACCACTACCACCCGTAAGGTTTGTCAGTGTTGCGACATCAGCACCAGTAGCTAATGAGGTTGCAAGAGAAGTTGCGCCTGTAGTACCACCAGCACCGCCAAGTGCTAAGTCTGTTGCCGCAAGTGAACTTAAATTAGTAGCTCCTGCTCCACCCGCACCAGCTGCACCACTCAATAATCCACCGCTAGCAGCAGCCGCTAAAGCTGCTAGAACTACAGGGTCTGTAATAGCCTGTCCTAACCCTTCTAGAAATGATCCTGCAACTTTTTGTTGTGTTCCAGCCCTTTCAAGTTCGCCAGTAGGTGTATATTGGTTATATGCACCACCTGCTACGTTTTCAGTTGCTTTATAGGTAATAACATTCTCAATCCCACCAACTTGACGATCTTCACCAGAGCCAATGACTTGGTATACAGGCTGAACCCAAGTATCGCCAAGGAGTTTTGCTTGTCCTTCAGGAATAACAGCACCTGCACGAGCTGCAACTGCACCCTCATCTAACCCAACAGCTTGAGCCATTTGAGCAGGTGATACCCCATACTGCTCCATAGCCGAGACAATCTGGGCATCACTCATGCCTGGATTAGCAAGTAAAAAATCTACAATTTGTGCGCTAGTTACAGCCATGATTGCTCCTTATTGTGGCTCAACAGGCCAAGTAATAGTCCAAGGGAAGCCACTCTGCAAAGGAACATCTCTCAATGCTTGGCAGTAGTCTTTCCACTCTTGTGAAGGTGTCATATCGCTACGAAATCTCCAATCAGTTGCTGATAGTTTATCATCACGGGACTGACGAACACTCTTAGCCTGTTCAGCATCTTTAGTAGCCTTATAAGCCACTTCATGCTCTGCGGCTGTGGTAGTTACACCCTCAACTGTAGTGTCTGTAAAGACAGGGCCAAGCACATACTTTGTGTACCACTTACCATCAATCTGCTCAACACCAGAGGCTTGAGAGTATTGGTAAACAGTACCACCAGTAGCTTGTGGGCCTTCAAAGACTACATCAGCACCCAAAGCCTCTAAGACTTCAGTTGTTGTTATATCCCATGATGGGCCACCATTGGCTTTTGTGTATGCACGAAATTCTGTCTCGTACATTACTGCGCCTGTTTGTGTTCGTATTTGCATTTTGATTCCTTATGCGTAAGACCAATGACCTTGGTAATTATTCTTGCAACGCCACATGACAGTTGCTCGTTTAACACCAGTTGCTTGTTCACATTCTGCTGAAGTCTGAAATACACCAGCAGGTGTTTTGTACTGTTTGCCAAGCATTGCAAATGCCAAA